CTTTAGAGTGTCAAGGTGAATTTGCGCAACAATACCATTGACCATAGGCTTACAACCAGCAAGCAAAATCTGCTCTCTAGTGAGTGGGAGATTAGGCCCAGGCAGAGGCGCATCATCCTTGGCGTCAGTGTAAACAGATCGTTCATCATCAATCTCTTCACCTTCACTATCATAATAATAATTAGGGACTTGACCAGGGATAGGCGTATAACAGTCATTGCAGGTGTCCAAGCCACAAGGATTGTCCATGGTGCAGAAAGCACCACCATAGTCAAGATCATAGTCATCCAAATCAACCATGGGGATACCAGCGAGGCGGTCAACTATTTCCTTCTCAAGATCTAGTCTAGTCGCAGCACTTATCATTTGAACTTTTTCTAGTTTAGCGTTGTAGAGGCCAACGGCACGCTTTATAATACCAGGGAAAGTGTATGTGTGAGCAACCATACCAGAGTGATCAACCCGTACGTTGGTCATCTCATGAAAACGCCAAACATCATCAGTGTACGCAATGTCTTTCCTAACCTTGAACTCATCGCAACCAGGTCGCTGCACCGCGTACTTGTATTCACCAGTAATCTCATCCACAGAACGATTAACATCAACGTCAACGATGAGATCAAAGCGACGAATCAAGGCCTCTTTGTGATGAATGGATTGAACATGGGTGAAAGTTTTGCTATTAGTGGTACATATGACTATCTTAGAAGTGAAGAGGGTGGAACCCTTCTCCTCAAGAGAAGCCATGTGAAGGGCATATGGAAAAATGTTAGTGGCACGAATTATAGACATGTATTCATTATCGGGATTACCGGCAACATCAACACACTGGCCCATGTCATCAAAAACTGTTACCATTTGGCCTTGATATCCATCCCAATAAGCATGTTCAGGCATGCGATTGTAGATGTACTCAGTGGGGCGCTTCTCAAATTCGCCAAGCATGTCCTTCGGGAGTATGCGAGCGAGGAGACGAGTTATGAATGGTTCAGTCATCACTGACTTACCAACACCAGAAGCACCACGAAGTAATATGGTCAAAGGTTCCATACGTGTGAACTCGCCCATGATGGTTGATCTAACGAATGGTGATCTAACCTTCTCTATAATGTTCAGAAGGTACTTGACATTAGCAACAATGGACGAAGTGTCAGGACCAAATTTGCCAAACGAGCATATGGTCCTACCATCACAGAGTATGGAATTGAGGGTGGTGTAGTTGTAAACATTCACATCCAACTGCCTGGCATCACTCTTAG